ACCTTGAGGTGCTCGCCGAGGGAACCAACCGCCTCAACGTCATCGCCTCAATGCTGGGCCTCCCGGCACGGACGCTTTCGCAGGTGGTCGAGCCGTTCCTCCTCCGCACCGGGCTGGTTGTCAAGGACGACCAAGGGCGTCGAGAACTGACGAGCAAGGGCCGGGAGCACCTGTCAAATCATCGGACTAACTGTGTCTAATCTCTGACCAAAAGGTGTCGAATGCGTGACCAGCAAGTGCAGACCAAAGCGGTCGTCTCCGTCGCCGAGATGGCCCGGATGTGTTCGTTGAGTCGTGCCCGGTTTTACCAGTTGATGAAGGCCGGGACGTTCCCGCAACCGGACTACGATCCTCAGACTGGGCGACCCTTCTACACGGAGGAACTCCAGCGGCATTGCCTCGAAGTTCGACGGCGCAATTGCGGCGTCGATGGCCGACCAGTCCTCTTCTACGCTCGTGGAAACCGGCCACCCGTGCAGGTCAAGCCGACCCGACCAACTACGGCCCACCCGACGAGAGCAAAGCTGCCCAAAGCCGACGACCACGCCGACCTGCTCGACGGGCTGGCGGCGCTCGGGCTGACCTCGGCCACCGCACTTCAGGTCGGGGCGGCGCTCAGGGTGCTCTACCCGAGCGGCGTCGGCGGTGTAGACGGGGGCGACGTGCTCCGAGCCGTCTTCCTCAATCTGAAGCGCCAGAACACGGGCGATAACGTGGGGCGATAGGTGTCAGTATCAGCCCAGTTAGCCCTCGGAAGCGCCAGAAGACTGTGTAACTTTTGGAGATAAGCCATGAAGAATTCGGGCGATAGTGTTTTCGACGGCATCCCAATCCGCCCGGAGGAGGGTGCCCTTGTCCACAGCTTCTTCACCAACCACGACTTCGCCGCCGACACCCGGCGAGCATTCGCCAACGACCTCAAGAAGTTTGCCCGGTGGTTCGCCACGGCGAACCGGGAGCCGTTCACCGCCAGTCGGGTCACGACTCGTGACGTGTCAGACTTCCGTGACCACCTGCGCCGGGAGCAACAGCAGGCCGTCGCCACAGTCAATCGGGCGCTTGTAACACTGCGGAAGTTCTTCGGTTGGCTGGCCGACAGGGGCCACGTCCCCACGAACCCGGCCAAGCCGGTCAAGGAACTTCGGCGGCAGGCCCTCGCCCCGAAGGGGCTGGAGCGGGCACAGGTGCGAAAGCTGCTGAGGGAGGTCGAGCTTCGGCAAGACATCCGGGCCGACGCCATTTTCCACTTGCTACTCTTCACCGGCTGTCGGGTCGGCGATCTCGTGGCTCTCGAACTGCACGACCTGCTGATCGGCGAGAGGAGCGGGGCCGTAGTGTACCGTCTTGGAAAAGGCGGCAAGCAGCGAACGGTTCCGCTGCCCCTCCCGGCCCGTCGTGCTCTACAACAGTACCTCGACGCACGGCCACCCGTCGAGTCGTCCGGTGTGTTCATCGGCGAGCGAGGGCCGCTGACTGAGCGGGGCATCCGTGCCCTCTGCGACAAGTACAGCGCCCTAGTCGGCGTTGACCTGCACCCGCACCTACTCCGCCACACTTTCAGCCACACCTTTTTGGAGGATAACGGCAATGACCTCGTGGGTCTGGCTCAAATCCTCGGCCACGAGCACCTGAACACAACGGCCCGGTATACGAAGCGGACGGAGCAGCAGTTGGGAGTGGCGGCAGAGCGGGTGAACTACTGACAACCTTCACCATCGAGCAGGTTGTGTCCCTATGCCGCACGCCTGCCACCCTCAAAGTGGTGACGTATTCCTGCACTGCGGTTAGAAGATGGCACGCCAACGAGTACCCACTCAACGGGCGGCACGGACGCCGCCCGTTGAGTAAATAAACCCACTGAAATCCGATCAAAATGAACCCGAGAGTGCGTGCCCACCCGAACTGAATCCCACGTTTAGCCGTGCCCAATGGCTGTTCTAAGGGGATTTCCACCATCGAACACGATTTCGCCAAGCGTCAGAATCACCGAGAAGGATTTGAGCTTCATCGCTCCTGAGCAATCTTTTCACCGTGCTGGACTCGTCGGCTTCGCAAGCAAAGGACCGGTTAACGTACCGACCTTGATTTCGACTCACCGTCAGTTGACCAAGGTGTTTGGCTACCCTCATCCTGAATCGGGTGATCCTTACCTGATCTACGCTGCGGAACAATACCTGCTCGTTGCCAACGAGCTTTATATTGTCCGTGTTGCGCAGACCGACGCTATGAGCGACGAATCGGCGAAGACGGCACACGTAGACGTACCGTCCGCTGGTGGGCAGATCATCATCACGTCCACCACGGCTGGTCCGTATGTGTTCGCTACCGACTCGTTCTTCCGCTGGAGGCTGAACGGCGTAGACCATTCCAAGACCCTTGTGGTTCTGGCGGGCACCTACACCGCACCTCAGCTTGCCGTCGATCTGAACCTGCAAGTCGATCCGCTGTTGGACGGTATCTCGTTCACCACCGACCCGACCCAGACCAAGATCGCTGTGCAGACGACGTGGGCCTTCGGACCCAACGCTTCGCTGGAATTTGTCTCCATCCAGAGTTCCATCTACGGTGGTCTGGTCACTGGCGGCAACGTCACCGGCCTCGGCACCGGCATGACACAGGCACAATTGGTTGGTACTGCCAGCCAGTACCCTCTGGCATACGGCACCGCTGGCGTCCATGACCTCAGAGGTTTGACCGGTCTTAACATCCAACTCGTGGTTGACGGTACGGATAACGTGCTCGTTGATAACGTAGTCCAGACGATTGACCTGACGCCTTTGCAGGCTTCGCAGAACACCATCACACAGGTCGTCAACTACATCAACAGCCAGAAGGTCATCAACGGCGGCACGCTGGCCGGTGGTTGGACTTGCTATGCGGTTGCTTCGAACCTTGCCTTCAAGACCGATCACTTTGGCCGTGACGCCAGACTGCTCGTGAAATCCACCAGCACTGCCGCAGGCATCTTCGGTTTGGCCAACGTCACCGTCACGGGCCTCAGCCCGGTCGGTGTCTCGACGGACCCAGCCGCAACGACCTTCGGCCTCATCAACGGTAGCGCCAACGCAACCGGTGCGGTGAGCTTGACGATCAAGGCGGACTCGGCGGGCATTGATGGGAACAGCACGCAGGTTGTCGTTGAGAGTGCGTCCCGCGCATGTCCCCACTACTGGGCCAGAAGGAAGTTCCGGTTGGGGTTCCTACCCCGCACGATGCCCACCTAGTCCACGTAGAGCATCAGGCAGGCCGAACTTCTCTCGGTACTGACCTTCGGGTGGTAGACCGGGAGCCTGGCCAAAGCTTAGGTCGAACGACTGAAACCGCTCCGGGTTCTTGTGGAGCAGGTAGTCCAGATCGTTCGGCGGTCGGTGCGTCGTCGTGATCGTCATGAGCATCCTTGGGGCCTGTGGGGGCGGCACGGACCTATTGCCACCTTCGCATTCCTGAAGTGACACGGTTCGGGCGGCCTGGGTTCTACCACCGTCCTCCAACAGCGGCGGGGCCGAGTATTCTCAACCCGGTTCCGGCAGGGCAACGAATACTTCACCGGCTCGGACGATGATCGGCGTGGCAAGGTCCATTCCACCATCGCTGTCGCCATCGCAAGCAACGACAAACGCTCGCCTGTTGCCGGGTCGATCATGGAGACCGTCACCCGAAGATATAAACTGAAGCCTTCGAGATGGAAACGGGGATGATGCGGTCGTCGGAGAACCGGAAGGTGAAATGCGGGTCTCGATGAAGCGGCAGCATGGTTCCTGTTCGAGCGGGCTTTTGGTCGTTAAAAGTCCTCGCCGGGACACTTGGTTCGTTGAACAGACAAGGGAAAGGCTATCGAGAAGTAAGCCATCCGAGTAGGTTATGAGGGGTTTGTGAATTCACAAGAAAACTCCCTTTTCAACCCACCCGGTAGGCGAAAGTCCGAGAAACTCCCGAAAGCAAATCACGCCGCAAGTCTTTGCGGAACATGACTTTCCCTCCAGAAACGCAAGACGTGTCGGCATTTGCGGAATGAACTCGGCTCGTCCTGTCGATCCGGAAGTTGCGGGTTCGAGTCCCGTCGTCCTCGCTGACAAAAGTTCAAGCAAGATAGCGGCTTGTGAAAATAATTGCACTTGCCGCTGTGTATTATTCTGGATGGATTGCAACGAGGGTTGCAAGGTTCCTGACAAGGCCGGGGAAATCATGAGCCATCCCGAGACGAAACCCCTCCGAGTTGATTTTTCTGGGACTAAACCGAAATAGCGCCGATTCTGCGTCGCCAGCGTGATCGCGGCTTGGTTGCCTCCTAATTAGCTCCCGTCTTAGCCCTGCCCGTTCGATACCCTCCTCGAACTCGCGCGCCAAAAAACGCTCGCCGAGTTAACTGGGGAGAAAATCCTAAGGTCATGTCCGCGTGAGTCTTGCTGAATATGTATCGCGCGCGATGGGCTGAAAAGCGGCCTGAGTTCGAGCCCCGCTCGCCAAACTGAGACACTACCCGGGGCGGTCGTGCCGAACGCCCCCAAAAGGGTGCCCCTAGGCTGATCGGAAGCCAGGGTTGGCGGGGAAACAGCTTCCTCCCGGATCTGGTACGGGTGTCGTCT